CTGGAAAGGAAAACATCGAGAAAACATCACGCAAGTGATTGCAGCAAAGTTGTCCGCACAGAAGCACAAATTGGAAATGCGACTGTTGGATGACCACGAAGTACTGAACGGAACGGAAGACGGATCCCTGAAGGAGATAGACATGAAAGCTTCCGCTGGTTGGCCATGGGTTAAACGAAAACCATCGTCAATCGTCGGAAAAATGAACATCTTTGAGAACACATCTCCTGACGGCGAAAAGAAGAACTGGATTTGGAAAGAAAACGAACAGGCAAAAGAAGCGCGAGAACGAATGAACCATTTGGAGAACGAATTCAAGCAAGGAAAGAACGCTTTTTGGTTAGCTTATTCAAACATCAAGGATGAGCTCCGGTCATTTAAGAAAATCGCAGAAGCAAACTCGCGATCATTTGACTGTGTACCAATCGAGGTTACACTTCTTTTCCGGAAGTATTTTGGAATGTTTATTGCTCAAACGCATCTAAACTGCGCTGATATGCCAATTTCGGTTGGTATCGACCCACTCACTCAGTGGACACGGTTAGCTGAACGACTTTTGTCGAAAGGCGACGCCATGATTGCTGGTGACTACAAGAACTGGGACGGATCAGTGTCAGCAGAAGAACTTTATGATGCAACTGCAGATATTAATGCATTCTATAATGACTCGATCGAAAACCAAAACGTACGACATTTGCTTGTCTACGGCGCCACACACATGTGGTTGGCAGTTGGAGATACAATTGTGAGAAAACATCAAGGATTACCATCTGGAATTCCACTCACTGCTGTCCTCAACTCGCTGATCAATTGGAGAAGACTGGCGTGTTGTATCCAAGAAATCTATCAGGACGAAACCGGAACGAACCTGACTGTTGACGAACTCTACAACGACATTGACATGCTTTTGTATGGTGATGATCATGTTGTAGCGATGTCTGAAAACATTCGTCAACATGTGAACTTCATGAAAGTAAAAGCAAAGTTCGCAGAACACAAGGTGACCTATACGGATTCACGAAAACTTGGAAACGACTTCGAATTTGAGAAGCTATCTGAAACAACGTACTTGAAAAGAACATTTGTGCGTTACAATCAGATCAAATTCATTGGACCTCTGGACATAACATCAGTCCTAAAGAGTGCCAATTGGCTTCATGAAAACAAGCGTGTTTCAAAATTTGACATGCTTGCCTGCGTAAAAAACTCATTGCAGGATGAACTCGCTCTACATGGAAGAGCAGTATACAACGACTGCGTTAAACGATACAATGCGGCGATTGAAAGAGAGAAGGTATTTTACCCGACCCCTGAAACCGACCCAAGAATTATTTGTTCGTTTGACAACGTGGAGGAACGAATCCGGGAGAGATTAGGCCTCGAACATTTTGGCGCGAAGACGCGAAACCCTGTCGAGAATCCCCTTTCCTTTATATTCCGAGAAACAACGATCCCACCCGCAGCAATGCTATCGGTAAGGTAAATAACATCTGTTTACCCGAAAATAGTACCCTTAACTGGGCGGCGAAATTGATTTTTGTTTCATACTCTTGCGTATGCTGTAAACCAC